GCGGGATGGCAGCGGGGAGATCCCCATCCCGCCGGACGCCAGGAGCAGCGGCGCGTACAGCGTGTCCAACGCCTTCGGCCAGTACCGGTACGCGTGGTATATAGGCGGCGCGAATACGCCGCCCGAGCCGTCGTTGGGCGTAAGCCCAATGACGCGAGAACAGGGCAAAGCCGAATGACGGCCCCGGCGAAATGACGCGAGCCGAAGCAGCGTGTGTTAACGATTTAAATATGTATTACCATCTTGGAATATAGTTGAACAACTGACAAAAAGGAGGAGCCATCTTGCAAGCGGGAGAGAATCGTGATAAACTAATCGTAAAGGACGGATGGGTTGTTTGTCCGGTCTGCAAGAGGAACCGGCGCTTGCTGCGCATTACCAACGACACGGAGGCAAGCGGACTGCCGGTCTACTGCAGGAGCTGCAGAACGGAGCTTATCCTGAATATCGTGAGAGGCCAGAGCGTTGAGCGCCAGAGCCCATGAGCATCCCGAGCGGATGTGCGTGGACTCTGGCGCTTTTGTTTTTCTCGTGGAGGTGATAGCCCGTGACAAAACAGAGCGCCACTGTCGGCATCAGCGAAATGCGGCTCCGGCAGCTCCAGGAGATGCTTGCCGCTGGCACGTCCGACGGGTTCTATGGCTGGCCTGAATGGGAACGCGTTCGATCCGCTGTGCTGGCCATGGATCACTGGGAGTGCCAACAATGCCGAGAGCGGCGCCGCTACCGGCGGGCGGTGCTGGTTCATCACGTGAAGCACTTGAAGGACCGTCCGGACTTGGCCTTGTCTGTATTCGACCCGTGTACAGGCTTGCGGCAGCTGGTGAGCTTATGCCGCGCCTGCCATGAGGAGCAGCATCCGGAACGAATGCGAAGGGCGGCCGCGCCCAAAGATCCGGTCACCGCTGAGCGATGGGACTAGACACCCCCCGTCTGGAAAAATGGAAAAGCAGGCCTCGGCCCTAATCGGGTGGGTCCAGGACATTTCCGAAATTTTGCGTCCACGCGGGGCCGCGGCGCGGGCGCGGGCAAGAAAAAGCGAAAGTAATTCGGCGAAAGGAGTAAAACGTGGGCGATTCTACGAAAAAACGGGACTATCGAAAAACAAAATCGTTTAGGGCTCTGCGGCAGGCCATGATTGAAAAATTGACGCTGCGGGGACAGAACGAAACGGCTTATATTGACAAGGTGGATGAGTACATGGACTTTTGGGCCAGGCGCCGTGAGCTTCGGGACGACGTGGCCGCCAGAGGGCTTACGGTGACGGATGAGCGCGGACGGATCTCGGAGAATCGGAGTGTATCTCTGGAAATTCAGGTCTCCCGGCAGATGCTGGCGCTGTTTACGGCTTTGGGGTTTAAGCCAGACGAATTCGGCGGCGGATTCGGAGACGATGACGAACTGTAAGATTCCTTCAGAGGTACTGGAGTACCTTGAGCTGGTGGAGCAGGGCCCGTACAGGGTCTGCGAAGAGCAGCGTGCGCTGGCGGCGCTGGTTCGGCGGTGCTTTGAGACGGAGGCTATCCACGTTGATACCGAACAGCTGGAGAGATATCTGAGACTTGAGAAGTATTTCCCATTCAAGCTGTTCCCGTGGGAAAAGTTCCTTACCGCCCTTTGGGACTGCACCTATTGGCGAGACAGCGGTCTCCCCAGATGGCACACGGTATTCTGTCTGCTGGGCCGTGGTGCGGGAAAGGACGCTTATATCGCATTCTCCGGAATGTGCTCCGTCTCCCCCTACTGCGAGGTGCCGCGCTACGATGTGGACATTTGTGCGAATGACGCGGACCAGGCTAACCGCCCTGTGGCCGACCTGGTGGATGTGCTGGAAAGACCGTCTTACATGGCAAAGCTGGCGCGTTTTTTCTACCATACGAAGCAGGTGGTCCAGGGGAGAAGAAATCGGGGCTGCGTACGTGGGCGCACGAACAACCCTAAAAACCGGGTCGGCATGCGTACCGGCAAGGCGATTTTTAACGAGATCCACCAGTATGAGAGCTATGACAATATCACGGCCTTCCGCACCGGCCAGGGAAAGGTCGCCCACCCGCGGATCGGATATTTCAGCTCCAACGGAAACGTATCGGACGGTCCTCTGGACGATCTGCTCGCCCAGAGCAGGAGAATCCTGTTTGAAGGGGAGCCGGACAATGGCTTTCTGCCATTCATCTGCTGCCTGAAGGATAAGGGGCAGGTCGCGGATCCGGAGAACTGGTACATGGCGAACCCCTCCCTGCAATATATCCCCAGTCTGCTTCAGGAAATAAAGGACGAATACAAGGAGTTCCTGGAGCACCCGGAACGGAACCAAACCTTCCTGTCCATGCGTATGGGCCTGCGCAGCCAGGCGGCGGAGACCGCCGTGACAGACTACGACAAAGTCTTAGCTACCAACCGGAGCCTGCCGGATCTGCGCGGCTGGGCGTGTGTGGCGGGCGTGGACTACGCGGAGCTGAGCGACTGGGCCGCCGTGAACCTCCATTTCCGCCAGGGTGACGCCAGGTTTGATATCAACCACGCCTGGGTATGCACGCACTCCAAAACGCTGACGCGGGTGCGGGCTCCGTGGCGGGATTGGGCGGAAAACGGGGATGTAACCGTGGTGGACGCGGAGAGTATCCATCCGGATCTCCTGGCCGGGTGGGTCCAGGGAAAAATGGCACTGTATCAGATCAAGGGCCTGGCTCTGGATAATTTCCGCTGGACGCTGGTGAGCCAGAGCTTCCGGCAGATCGGATTTGACACGGCGCAAAAAAATGTGAAGCTGGTGCGGCCCAGCGACATTATGATTGTGGAACCTGTGATCCAGGACTGTTTTGACCGGGGGTTGTTTTCTTGGGGAAATGTGCCGCATCTACGCTGGGCGGTAAACAACACCAAGCGGGTGCGCTCCAGCTGGAAGATCGGGTTTGACACGGGGAATTTTGTCTATGCGAAGATCGAGGCAAAAAGCCGTAAGACCGATCCCTTTATGGCGCTGGTAGCCAGCGTGGTGATTGAACCCCTGCTGGGCGCGGGCAGCAGGCCTGTGGCCGCGCCGCCGGCGGCGGTTGCATTGTAAGATATCTCGACAGGAGGCTTCTATGGAAGAATTGAAACCATGTCCGTTTTGCGGCAGCCCGGGAAGGATTGTTCAGTGCAGTATTTTTGTGGACGAAAGAAATTACGCGAGCTACTTCGCAGAGGAGTATCGGGCGGAGTGTCCCAACTGCGGCGCAAACACCGGCACGCGCCATCAAAGCCGGTTTGCCCGGCGTAACGGAGAGACCTTTTTTGAGAAGGATGGCTACGCCGCGGCCGTTGAGAGCTGGAACCGGAGGGCGGAAACGGGCGGTATCGCGCCGGATCCGGAGAAGGCGGAGGGCGGTTGACGATGGGGATTTCGCTTATGCGCTGGCTGCGTGGGGCTGCAGGGTCTCCCAAGCTGGAAGAAATATCCTGCCGGGAGCTATTCGGGGCGGCGGAGGAGTACCGGGTGAGGGAGCTGGCCTTCTGGTGCTGCGTCAATCTTATTGCCAACGCCGCAGGGCGCTGCGAGTTCCGCACTTTTCGGAGAGGCCGGGAAGTGCGGGAGGGGGAATACTACTTGTGGAATGTGGAGCCTAATGTCAACCAATCCAGCACCGTCTTTATCCACAAGCTCATCGCCCGGCTGTATCAGGACAATGAGGCCCTGATCGTTCCCACCCGGAGGCGAAATGGGGGCGATGCCCTGGTGGTGGCGGACAGCTGGCAGGACCCCCCGGAATACCCCTCGAAGCAAAACGAGTACAGGGGGGTGTTGGTGGGCGAAGTCCACTACGACAAGACCTTCTACGAGGAGGACGTAGTTCATCTGGAGCTGAATTACTGCAACATCGAGCCGGTTGTGAAGGGAATTTACACCGCCTACACCAAGCTCATCAGCGTGGCCATGAAGAACTACACCTGGAGCAACGGCCAGCACTGGAAGGTCCATGTCAACCAGATGGCCAGCGGTCAGGAGGGCTGGCAGGAGGCCTTCCAGCGGCAGATTGACGCGCAGATTAAGCCCTTTCTCGACAGCATGTCCGCCATCCTGCCGGAGCTGGACGGCTGGAGCTATGAGAACGTGGACAAGGGCTTCGAGACTGGCAGGGACGCGGGGCATATCCGCGCGCTGGTCAACGACGTATTCGACTTCACCGCTAACGCTTTTCAGATCCCGCCTGTGCTCCTGCGGGGGCAGGTGGAGGGGACGGCGGACGCCTACAGCCGGTTTCTCAGCCACTGCATCGACCCGCTGATGGATCAGCTGTCAGAGGAGATCAACCGGAAACGGTACCGATACGACAACTGGCTGGAAAAAAGTTTCCTGCAGATCGATACCAGCGCCATTGAGCATTTCAATCTTTTCGGCAACGCCGCCAACATTGAGAGGCTAATTGGTTCCGGGTACTCCTATAACGACGTGCAGCGGGCCGCCGGCGGCAGAGAGATTGACGAGCCGTGGGCCGATGAGCATTTTATCACCAAAAATTTCGCAGAGGTGAAGAGCGCCTTGAAAGGAGAGGATGCAAAATGAAACGGCTGTGGGAGCTGAAGCAGTCGGCCCAGCCCGGCACATTGGAGCTGTATCTCTACGGGGACGTAGAGGGGGACGATTACGACTGGTGGACGGGTCAGCGCATAGAAAGCGATACCAGCGCCAATCATTTCCGGGATGCGTTGGCTCAGTATCCGGAGACTAAAGAAATCAACGTGTACATCAACAGCTACGGCGGATCCGTTTTTGAGGGGACTGCCATCTACAACCAACTGCGGCGGCATCCGGCCCATGTGACGGTGTATATAGACGGCTTTGCCTGCTCTGTGGCCTCCGTGGTCGCCATGGCGGGCGACCGGGTAGTGATGCCGAAAAACGCTATGATGATGATCCATAACGCCTATCTGTACGTTGTGGGCAACGCCTCCGAACTGCGGAAGGCGGCGGACGATCTGGACACTATCAACAGGGGTAACCGGCAGGCGTATCTTCAGAAGGCGGGCGGCAAGCTCAGCGATGAGGAGTTGACAGCCATGATGGACAAAGAGACATGGCTGACGGCAGAAGACTGTATCCGCCTGGGTCTGGCGGATGAATATGCCGAAAAGGACGCGGATATGGCGGCGGCCTCTGCTGTCCTTCAGAAAGCAAAGCTGAATGTGGAGCAGCGCATCAGCCTGCAAAAGGCTCTGGCGGCCCAACTGCGGGAGTTGACTGCACCGCCCTCCTTTCCAGAGGCCAGGCCGCCGGATTCGCCTCGGGAAAAGGAACCCGCAACCCCAATGCCTGGCATTATGGAAATGCTGGGCGGAATGTTTAAATAATATTACGAAAGAGAGGTACATGCACATGCCACTTGCAATCGACTTGAAGCCCCAGACCATCCTGCAGCTTCGTCAGGATCTCCAGGACGCCATGAGCGCCAACGACCAGGAAAAATTCACCCAGGCGTTCGATGAAATTCTCCAGTACTACGCCAAGAAGAATCTGGAGGATTTCGAAGCCCTGCGGGAGGAGACGGACAGCCGCGTGCTGGCTCAGCGGGGCGTACGCCAGCTGACCAGCAAAGAGAAAGCGTTTTACCAGAAGCTTGGCGAGGCTATGGGCAGCGCCGACCCGCGCCAAGCGGTGAACAACCTGGACGTGGTGATGCCGGAGACGGTGTTTGACTCCATCTTCGACGGTATCGAGACCGACCACCCCCTGCTCAGCGTTATCAACTTCATGAACACCAAGGGCGCCATCCGGATGATGATGAATACCCACGGCTACCAGCGGGCCGTCTGGGGCAAGTTGTGCGCTCCGATCATCCGGGAACTGACAAGCGGCTTTGTGGAGGTGGACACCGGGCTTTTCAAGCTCTCCGCGTTCATCCCCGTGTGCAAGGCTATGCTGGATTTGGGCCCTGAGTGGCTGGACCGCTATGTGCGCATGATCCTGGCGGAGGCGCTGGCCAACGGGATGGAGTACGCTATCGTGAACGGCACCGGCAAGGAGGAGCCCATTGGCATGAACCGCCAGGTCGGTGAGAGCGTCACCGTCACCGGCGGCGTGTATCCGGAAAAAGCTGCCATTGCGGTTTCCGACTTCTCCCCCGCCACGATGGGCAATCTGGTTTCTATCCTGGCGGCGGATCCCAACGGTATCGCCCGGCGGGCGGACGGCCTGATCCTGGTGGTCAACCCGCAGGATTATTTCCAGAAGGTCATGCCGGCCACCACGATTCAGGCCCCGGACGGTACATACCGAAATGACATATTCCCCGTCCCGCTCCGGGTGGTGCAGTCCCCTGCCAAGCCGAGGGGCAAGGCTACGCTGGGCATTGGCCGCCTGTACTGGGCCTTCGCCGGGATGAACAGGAACGGAAGGATCGAGTACAGCGACGAGTACCGCTTTTTGGAAGATGAGCGGGTCTACCTCATCAAAACCTATGGCAACGGGATGCCGGCGGACAACAACGCCTTTCTGGAGCTGGATATTTCCGGCTTGAAGCCCGCGCGCTACAAGGTGACGCTGGTGGAGGAGAGCGAGCCCTCCTCGGACGCGGCCCTGTCCGATTTGCGCATCGGTTCCCTGAGCTTGTCCCCGGCCTTCTCCGGGACGGTGACAAGCTACACGGCCTCCACCACCAATGCCACCAATACCATCAACGCCATGCCCTCCAACGCGGCGGCGGCTATCCGCGTGACGGTGAACGGGACGGAGATCAACAACGGTACTGCCGCCAGCTGGCAGGCCGGGGAGAATGCGGTTAAAATCACCGTCACCGCGGAGGACGGCAGGACGGAGCAGACCTACAGTGTGACGGTCAGCCAGGCCAATGTCTAGGCGGGGAGTGCTCCCGGGCGGCTTGCTGGAGGATGTAAAAAATTATCTGGATATCACCTGGGAGGACGAAGCCACGGACCGGAAGATCGGCGCTCTGACCGCCGCCGGGGTGGCGTACCTCAATGACAAGGCCGGTGGGAAGATGGACTACAGCCAGGACGGCTACTGCCGTACGCTGCTGATGGAGTATGTCCGCTACGCCCGGGACGGGGCTATGGACGTGTTTGAGAACAACTATCGTCATCTGCTGCTGGCCATGCAGAACAACAGGAAGGTGGTGGCCTATGCGGCAGACGCCGTTCCGGCCGGGGAATGAAATCTCCCAGACCTATAACAGCGGCCTGCTGCGGGTGTACCGGGTGACGGACGGGGCGAAGCCCGGCTTCGCCCCAGTCCCGGTGCTCACCAGGACCGCGGTGCTGCGGTACGAGGAGCTGCGCCTGGGGCTCAACCGGTACTATGCCGGCAGGCAGAACCAGGTGCAGATCGAAAAGGTGGTGCGGGTTCCCAGGGGGCCGTCCATATCCACTCAGGATGTGGCCGTCCCTGAGGACGGGCGGCAGTACCGGATCGATCTCGTGCAGCTGGCGGAGGGCGTGTGGCCGCCGTCGCTGGACCTGACGCTGGCGAAGGCGGAGCAGGTCTATGAGGTGTCCGGGCCGGACGCGGAGACATAAACCTGCGGCTGGCGCTGCCCTAGGAAAGTTTTTTAATCCACCCGGAAAGGACGTGCGAAGCGTGAGATGGTATGACAAACTGATCGCGGCCCATCGGGACGTGACGGACAAGGTGAGCCACGGCGCGCGGCTAAAGTCCGACCGGTACTTCGTATGGCAGGAGGACGGCTGCAGCGGCCTGGAAGCGGACAACCGCCGCGCCGATGCGGCAGTGACCGGATCTACGGATTTGTACACCAAGCGGGAGTTTGACCCGTGGGCAGAGCGGTTGGGGGAGGCCCTGGACGGCCATGGTATCGCCTGGAGTCTGCGGGATGTACAGTTCGAGCCGGAGACGGGCTTCTGGCACCACACGTGGGATTGGGAGGTATTGGATGGCTAAAATTCAATTTAAGGGCCTGGATGCCTACATGGCCCGGCTCAGCGCGCTGGAGAAAGCGACGGACAAGATCGTGCCGGCCGTCATCTACGACGGCGCTGAAATTGTGGCGGACGCCGTCCGGGACGGGCTGGAGCATCTGCCCGTGGCCGAGCACGACGGCAAGCCGTGGTTCGGCACCCCGGGCCACCTGGCCCGGGGGCCCAGCAGGGAGCAGAAGCAGGGTCTTATTGACAGCTTCGGCATCACCTCCATCGGCTCCGACTCCAAGGGCTTCGTCAACGTGCATATTGGATTTGACGGCTACAACAGCGTCAAATCCGCTCAGTGGCCCCAGGGCCAGCCCAACCAGATGGTGGCCAGGGCCGTGGAGAGCGGTACGTCTTTTATGGAGGCAAATCCAGTGATTAAGACATCCTTATCCAAAGCCCGGCGGGCAGCGACAAAGGCTATGGAGAAAAGGGCGGACTCAGAAATCGGCAAGATTGTAAAGTGAGGGCGCTTACACCGGCATAAAAGCGAATATTCCATAGGCCAGGGGCCGTTGAGCCCAGAACCACCGATTCTCGGGATTTCCCGGAGATTGGTGGCTCTTTCATCTTTTATGAAATCAGAAAGGAAGAAAACAGCATGGCGACAATCGGCGTATCGAAGCCTTATTACGCAAAGTACAGCGTTGTAGATGGGAAGGTATCCTACTCCGGCGGCGGGGTGATGGGGAAAATGACGGAACTGGATATCTCCATTGAGACCAGCGAGGACAACAACCTGTATGCGGACAACGGCGTAGCGGAGACGGACCAGACGTTTTCCAACGGCACCATCACCGCATCCACGGACGACCTGTCCCAGGAGGTAACCAAGGACCTGCTGGGAGTTGTGGAACAGGCGCTGGAGGAGGTCCCCGGCGTGACGGATGAGGGGGTGAAGGAGCTTGTCTTTGATGACAACCAGGTCACCCCCTATCTGGGCAACGGGTTCATCATCAAAAAGAGGCGCAACCACCGCGATCTCTGGCGCGCCATCATCCTGACTAAGGTGATGTACTCCGTGCCCTCTGATTCCGCCACTACCCAGGGGGAGAATATCGAGTGGCAGGTGCCGGAGCTGACGGGCACCATCATGCGCGACGACAGCGAGACCCATATGTGGAAGCGTGAGGCTACCTTCACTACCGAGGCGCAGGCGGAAGCGTACATCAAGCACCGGCTGAATATCAGCGCGGACGTGGAGGCGTCCATGTTCTCACGGGCAGGGCTGAATATCGGGGGTGAGATGGTATGAAAGGCGCGACAATCACCTTGGCCGGAAAAGAGTACCCGCTGCGGTTCTCTCTGCGGGCGGTGAAGGCCTGCACGGACCGGTACGGCTCCCTGGACGGTATGTTCGAGGCCATTCAGGTGAAGAACGGGCAGGTTGACGTGGTGGACGAATGTCTTTGGTTGCTGAGCACCCTGCTGGATGCGGGGTACCGGTACTGCAAGGCCAGCGGCGAGGACGCCCCGGAACCTCCGGATGAGGATACGCTTATGGACATGCTGGATCTTGCGGAGATGCAGGGGGTGCTCCTGCGGGCCATCACCGGTGACAGTCAGCGGACTGTGGAGGCAGAACCGCCAAAAAACGGCGGGGCCGGGGAGGCAGCCTCCTCGAGCTGACCTTCCCGTGGTTTATGTGGTACGGGATGGCGATTGGGCTGACCAGGACAGAGACGTTGGATCTTCCCTATGGGGAGCTGCTGGACCTGATCGCCATCCACCAGATCAAGTGCGAGGGCGCAAAGCTGCGGCGCGTCCTCGCGGACGAGGATATTATCCCGGATGTGCTGTGAGGTGAGGGTGTGGCAAGCGATGTAGGCGTCAAACTGGGGATTGACGGTGAAAAAGCGTTTCAGGACAGCATAAAGGCTGTCAACGCGCAGATCAAGGCCTTGGGCGCGGAGATGACCGCCGTGACAGCGACTTTCGCCAAGAATGCAGATTCTCAACAGGCGTTGGCGGCAAAAAATGAGGTGCTGGGCCGGTCTATTGAGGTCACCAGGAGCAAAACCGAGGTTCTGAACAAGGAGATTGCCAGCCAGAAGGAGAAGCTGGACGCCCTGGGGCAGGCGCTGGAGAAGGCGGCCAAGGAGTTCGGCGAGAACTCCGACCAGGCTCTCAAGGCACAGAATGAGTACAATAAGCAGTCCAAAACGGTAAGCGACCTGGCGGCCCAGCTCCATAAAGCGGAAGCAGAGCTGGCAGACATGACCCAGGCGGTGGAGGAGAACAACCGGGCCATGGACGGCAGCGGGGAGAATATGGATGAGCTGGCGGAGGGTGCGAAAAAAGCCGGCGACAGTCTGGATATGGCGGGAAAAGCGGGCCTTTCCTTTGGCGACGTACTGAAAGCAAATATCCTTTCCGATGCAATCGTAGCAGGCGCTAAAAAATTAGCGGAGGCTATGAAGGCGGTTGCGGACGCTACGGTGGAGCTCGCCAAGCAGTCTTTGGAGGGTTTTTCTCAATTTGAACAGCTCAGCGGCGGCGTGGAGACATTGTTCGGTGCGGGCGGCAAGAGCTTGGAGGAGTACGCTCAGTCCGTAGGAAGGTCTGTGGATGAAGCGTCCAGTGAATATGACCGGCTTATGGCCTCCCAGAAAGCGGTATTCGACAATGCGGACAATGCGTTTAAGACCGCCGGACTCTCCGCAAATGACTACATAGAGACTGTCACCGGTTTCTCCGCCAGCCTGCTCCAGAGCCTGGGCGGGGATACGGAGAAGGCCGCCCAAGTGGCGGATCGGGCCATCACCGACATGTCCGACAACGCCAATAAAATGGGCACAGCCATGGACAGCATCCAGAACGCCTATCAAGGCTTTGCCAAGCAGAACTACACGATGTTGGACAACCTCAAGCTCGGCTATGGCGGCACTAAGGAGGAGATGCAGCGGCTGCTGGCGGACGCGGAAGCTCTTTCCGGCGT